CAGGGGGAGCGTGTGCAACTGAACTCCGAGCAGCTACAGAACCAGACACTGTTCCAACGTGCATGCATGGAGCAGATCCAAGTGGCCCCGCCGATCCTGAAAGCTAAGACATGGCAGACGCTGCTGCGTAAGCTGATGACGGAGTCCACCAAGCAAGAGGTTCCAGAAGAACTGACCCTGACTGGGGAGTTCAAAGAACTGCTGCGGATATTCTGCACCAGTAAGATCAGAGCGATGCACCCAGAGGAGATGCTAGCGGGGAAACCATGGACCGATAACCAAGGGTATACATACTTTACCATGTCAGGACTGACAGAGTTTCTGCACAACCGCCGCTTCAAGGGTTTCACGAGGGCACAGATACAAGAGATCCTCAAGCAAATGAACGGCGACCAAGATTGCCATGGGCATAAAAACGTAAACAAAGAAGACGGTTCAAGGTCCACGATCCGAGTATGGTGGGTCCCTGCGTTTGAGAACTTGGAAGGTGAACTTCCGATACAGGAGATAGACAATGACATCCCATTCTAAATTGTTGAAAGTTAAAGAAGTAGCTGAGTGGCTCGATGTATCTGAGTCCGCAATCTACAAGTGGGTAAATGAAGGTACGTTCCCGGAGCCTTACAAGTTTGGGAGTGGCGACTTCAATCGAAAGACGAGCCGTTGGAAGCGTGAAGAGATTGAAGAATGGTTGGATGACAAAAGACCATGATACCTAATGCAACATTGATACTGGGTCCCCCAGGCTGCGGTAAGACGTACACTCTGATCGAGCGTGTGCAAGAGAAGCTGCAAGAGGGTGTGCATCCATCACGCATTGGCGTTGTGTCGTTTACCACCAAGGCGATTGGTGAGTTCATCGACCGTGCATGTGCCAAGTTTAATTTAGAGAGAAACGATTTCCCACATTTCAGAACCTTACACGCGACGGGCTATCACGGGTTAGGACTGCAACGTGGGGATGTCATGGGACGCGAGGATTACAAGCGACTCGGTTCCATGTTGGGGGTGGCGTTTGATGGAGCGGATGCCACCTCCGTTGATGACGGCATCTCGATCCCTGCGATAGGCGGATCGGGAGCCAAGTACCTTACGGTGGTGTGGCGATCTAAGTACAGAGGCAAGGGCCTTGAGTATGAGTACAACTACGAGGGGGACCACAACCTGCACTTCAACAAACTGGTGCAGATCGATGCCCAGATCGAGGAGTACAAGTCCAAGACCAACCGTTTGGATTTCACCGACATGATTACCAAGTACACTGAGATGGTAGAGCCACCCAGTCTGGACCTGTTGATTGTGGATGAAGCACAAGACCTGACCCCTGCGCAGTGGGAGATGGTGCGTAAGATGGCGGAGCATGCGGACGAGGTTTTGATTGCAGGGGATGACGATCAGGCTATCCACCGCTGGACCTCTGTAGACGTTCAGGAGTTCATTAACGCCTCAGATAACATAGAGGTGCTGAACCAGTCCTACCGCTTACCACGGAGCGTCTGGGAGCTTGCTAACCATATCTCCGCACGGATACCTGGGCGGTTGGAGAAAGAGTTCTTCCCGCAAGAGCGTGAGGGCATGGTCACTCAGGTCGGTAGCCTGTGGCAGTTGCCCTTGGACCAAGGTTCGTGGACCATCATGGCGCGGACCAACAAGTTCGTGAACGACATAGCCGATCATCTGGAAGAGGCGGGTTACTTCTACAGCCGCAAGGGGCGGTGGTCGATACCGGAGAAGAAGCTAGAGGCCATGGGGTTCTGGAAGGACCTGACCTTGGGGAAGGGTCTGTATGTTGGACAGGTCAAGCGGTTGTATGAGGCCGTGCCAAAGCGCGGTGCAGGTGCGGTGGTCAAGCACGGTGCAACCAAGCTGCTCGATGCGGCAGGGTCTGACGAACTGCTGACATATGACAAGCTGCGTAAGGAGTTTGGTTTGATTGCAGACATCAACACTGACCCGATGGATATCGTAAGGCTGTCAGAGGACGAGAAGATTTATGTCCGCGCCATCGAGCGGCGGGGCGAAAGCATCTACCAAGAACCAAGGATCAAGATCTCAACGATCCATGCCATGAAGGGAGGAGAGGATACAAACGTAGCAGTTTACTTGGGGTCAACCAAGGCTTGCGTTGAGGGCAAGCACCCCGAAGACGAAGACCGGATATTCTATGTGGCAATCACAAGGGCGAAAGAGAACCTCTATCTCATAGAGTCCGACAAATCATACAGGTACAAGATATGAACAGAGACGAAGTATTATTGAAGGCTGGTGACTACATCAACGGACAGAGGGCCAAGGACTACGGAGATGCGTACGATAACTTCACGCGCATTGCTGATGGTTGGAACCTCATAATCAAAGAGGCACAAGCTACGCGAGGATACATTACTCCGCAGCATGTTGCGCTGATGATGGACTGGGTAAAGACGGCACGGCTGTTGCACGATACCGACCATGACGATTCGTGGATCGACAAGTGTGGGTACAGCGCACTGGGTGCCGAGTTCCATGAACGCGAGAAGAAGATCCAACAAGTACAAAAAGCATTCATGGGGAACCGCAATGAAAAAGCAGGGTGAACTATTTCAAAAGGACAGCGTCATTGCTGCCCAGATGAATCAGCCCAAGGAACTGACATGGAATATCCCTGTCGATTTCCCTGACCTGACGCATCACAAGCAGATCGCTATTGACCTTGAGACATGCGACCCGAACCTGACGACTCTTGGTCCAGGGTGGGTGCGCAAGGACGGATACGTTGTAGGCATAGCCGTAGCAGCGGGAGACTGGGAAGGATACTTCCCTATCCGCCACGAGAACGGGCACAACATGGACGCGAGGATCGCGCTCAAGTGGTTGCAGAAACAAATGGCAACGCCGCATATCGACAAGATCATGCACAATGCAACCTACGATCTGGGTTGGCTACGTGCCGAGGGCATCAAGGTCGAGGGCCGCATCATCGATACGATGATCACGGGGGCCGTAGTGGACGAGAACCGTTGGTCCTATAGCTTGAACAACCTTGGTCGGGACTACCTCGATGAACGCAAGGACGAGAAGCTACTGCGCGTGGCTGCTGCCGAGTGGGGGCTAGACCCCAAGGCAGAGATGTACAAGCTACCGCCGGAGTTTGTTGGACGCTATGCCGAGCAGGATGCGGGTATGACCCTGCGCCTGTGGGAGCGGCTCAAGATCGAACTAGAAAAGCAAGACCTCTGGAGTATCTGGAACCTAGAGACAAGCCTGATCCCTATGATGTGCGACATGCGTCAGCTTGGTGTGCGCGTCGATGTGGACAAGGCAGACAAGGCCAAGAAGTTTCTAAGGTCCAAGGTCCAAGAACTACACTTGGAGATCCACCGCCAGACTGGCATTAAGATTGAACCGTGGGCGGCTGCGTCTGTGGCTGCGGTGTTCGAGGAACTGGGGCTGAAGTATCCCAAGACCGATGCAGGGGCACCGTCGTTTACTAAGCAGTACCTGTCGGCGCATGAGCATCCGGTTGCACAGATGATTGTGAAGCTGCGAGAGTTCGACAAGGCGGACAGTACGTTCATCGATACGATCCTGAAGCACGAACACAACGGACGCATCCACTGCGAATTTCATCAGCTACGTTCCGATGACGGCGGCACTGTAACAGGGCGGTTCTCTTCTTCGAACCCCAACCTACAGCAAATCCCAGCGCGTGATCCAGAGATCAAGAAGCTGATCCGTGGTCTGTTCATACCAGAAGAGGGCACCAAGTGGGGGTCGTTTGACTACTCAAGCCAAGAGCCAAGGTTACTGGTTCACTTTGCGGCTAGCTTGAAGGGCGAACACAAGCACCCACTGGTCGATAAGATTGTCGAGGAATACCACAACGGGGACGTTGACCTGCACCAGATGGTTGCGGACATTGCGGGGATCAACCGCAAGGAAGCGAAGGTCGTGAACCTTGGTATCATGTACGGCATGGGCAAAGGCAAACTAGGGGATCAGCTTGGTATCTCTGCCGAGGAAGCAGGAGAACTGCTAGCCACGCACCGTGAAAAGGTTCCGTTCGTTAAGAACCTAGCGGAGTTGGCAACTAAGCAAGCGGACAAGACGGGACA